TAATTCTGTCAAGTGATTCAAGGTCGTTACCTGCAGGTGTGTCTACGTCTTGTAGTAGCATTTGGTTGATGTGCTCTGCGTGGTGCTTACCCATCTCTTCCTTTAGGACAGAGCGAATGTCGCCAAGTCCGTCATCCTTGTCATTCAAGAAGATTGCAACTTCAGACATATCGAATGTGTGTGCGATAGTCTTTGGTTTTGCTGCAACATTTTGGAATGTAGGCTTGGTGGTGTCAGGCAGTGTGCCGTTCTCTGCAATACCGCCGCCGACTGCTGTCGAAGGCTTTGCAGTTACAACTCTCCATCCACTTCGGTCCCAAGGTCTCTTAGGTAGGATAGAGAATGCGTTGAATTCTTGGTTCAACTGTGACCATACTTTGCGTCCGTAGATTGCTTGGTAGGTACCAGCGGTTGTGCTTAGAAGTGGTGCATCTGCTTTGAGAAGTTCGCTACCGGAGTAACCGAATCCCATGTTAGTGCCTGCTCCGTAGTAGTAGCGTTCCATGTCTTGTACTGTTCGTGTATAATTTCGTGCCATTAATCATTCCTCCATTTAGTTCCAAACACTCCCAGCGAGGTTGTGTACCTCGTCCCAAGACATGTTTGCTAGGTCCTCTGTAGATGGTATCTCTACTGTGGAGTGGTTTGTTGATTTGCGGATTTCCGCAGTTGTAGAAGAGCCGATGTTATCGATTCTTTCACTTAGTTCTGAAATTGCCTTCTCGATGTTTGCAAGAGGGCCACGAGCGTCAAACTCTGCTGCTGCACGAGCCTGTGCTTCGGTTGTTAGTTCTTTTTGCAAACGCTCTGAGAACACATCGTTCAAGTTGTTCTTGAACTGCTGCTCTAGTGCTGCTGCCTTAAAGACCTCATACGCTTCCTCAATTTCTGTCGGGGAGACATTGTCAGGGTTTAGGTAAGCCTTGGCAACTTCGCCTCCGCCTCCGCCTAGTCCTGCACGGGAAATTGCATTTGTTGATGGTGAGCCATTTTCTGTTGCACGGCCTTTTACTTGACCGCCAAAGTAGTCTGCTCCATCGCCAATTTGCTCAGGGGTACTACCAAGGTTAGCCTTGCTAATACCGTCAAAGTGTGCACGAGCAGCACCAGTGTCTACGCCTGCGGACTTCAAAGTGTTCTCCATCCAGTCTAGGTACTCACTAGTGATGACATCGCTGTACTCTGACTTTTCCATGTCATCCTTGTACATTTTTGTTTCATCTTCTTTTTTCTTTTCTTCTTCTTCTTTTGCCATATCATCGTCCTCGGCTAGTTTTAATTCTTCCATGGGTTTTTTCTTCTTTGGCCTGTCCATGTCTCTATCGTCGTCGTCGTCTTCACGGTCTTCAGATGCTTCTTCCATGGATTCTTCTTTATCTCCATCTCTGTCAATATCCAAGAAATCAGGCTTTTTGTCGCCTGCCATGTCTTTGTGCATGCCCTTCATTTCGTCGTGCATACCCTTCATTTCTCCGTGCATGCCCTTCATTTCTCCGTGCATGCCCTTGTTTTCATCTTCTTTGTCCATGTCATCCAACTGCTTAGATAGACGATCGATTACGGATGCCAATTCACCCAATGCGTCTATATTGTTTGTCATAGTCGTGTCCTCCTTCAGTATTCTAAAGGATGCTTCGGGATTAATCCCTTTCTCACAAATAGTAACTTCGTGTAGTTCTAACTTGGAAATTTCAGTGTAGTTTCCATGCTTTGCATCGGACTTGTTAATGCGCTTAAACGCCTGCCCTCCAATGCTGAACCCAGTTAGGTTACCCTTGCGAATCTCATTGGCTACTTCACGAGCCTTTTCAATGTCATCTCTAAGTTTGATGACAACGAACATGCCAGCGTCATCAACGCCGGACTTCCATAGTCTACCTTCCGAGTCAGTGTAAGCCTTGATTACTTCACCGACCTGAATGTTTGAATGTGCTAATTGAACATTGCGGAAGCCCTCTGCTTTCATAAAGTTACCAAAGGCATCCTTCAACGCTCCACGAGTGATTAAGTCTCCTTGTTTATCGACCATTTCTACTGATGCGTAACCAGCGATAATTAGGTCATTTGATGACTTAACGATAGAAATGCTAGCAGGGTGAACAGGGGTTGATGCCCTGAGTGCCGCTGCATTTACCATGGCGGTAGTTACGCCGCTTATACTATTTAATAAGATACGAAAGCAGCCTTGTCTCTATTTACGGCCAACTCACCCTGTTCGTCATCAGGAACAGCCTCTCTGTAACCCATTTTTTTATCTTCAGCCCTTTCTTTATTGTCTCGCTCTATATCTCTAACATCATAATCAGGTAGAGTCTTTGAGCCAACAAGACTAGTAGGACCGCTCGGAGATTCTATGGGTGTAGCGAAATCAATGCCAAGTCCCTTTGGACCTGAAGATGCATCTCCGACAGCACCTACACTTGACTTCAACATAGAAGATGCCAAAGCCAAACTCTTTGCTAATAGTCGCTTAACTTTCTTTTTATGCTCTATAGCCTCATCTATATCAGTGTCCCAAAAACTAGTATTCTTCACTTTTTTCGGAGGTATCAAC